CTGCTAGGGATGCTGCTTGGGATGCTGCTTGGGCTGCTGCTAGGGATGCTGCTTGGGCTGCTGCTGGGGATGCTGCTTGGGCTGCTGGGGATGCTGCTTGGGCTGCTGGGGATGCAATTTATAAAAAGTTAGGATTGTGGATGGTACGAAGAATAAAGAAATTAAAGAAATTATGAAGTTAAAATTTGCAAAAGTAAAACGAGTTAAATCTAAATCAAAGAGTGCTTTAAAAAGACAAGCCGATAAACTATTTTCTGAAAGAGTTAGAAGTAGAGGGTATTGCCAATTAAAAGGGTTAGATAAAATCAAATGTACCGACTCTCAACAATGTATGCACATTATAGGAAGAGCTAATCATAGATTGCGTTGGGATTATTGTTATATTTTGTTTTAATTAAATAATGAAAAAAAGAATTGATTTATAAAAGTGGTATAATAACAAAGGATGAAAAAGATATTTTTAATACCCTTACTTATAATACTAGCCCTACTAGTCTTTGCTACATATCTATATTTTTGGGGGGATACATCAGATTGTAATAATTTTAAAAACCTAAATTATATGGATACTCCAATAACGTGTCATAAAGCACTTTAAAGATGAAGACTGTCTATACTAATCTTTACTCGATCACGATACTTCAACAAAAAATAATGCGCTACATTGATTACTGGGTACACACCGAGAAAACCCCTATCTCCCAAAAAAGAATAATCTTAGAAATGGAAAGCACCGAAGAGAATAGAAGAACTGTCATCCATGCCATATATGGATTGGAAAAACAAGGATATATCCGGAAAGCGGTTGGCATGGGAACAGGAGAAGGAGGAACAGGTGATGAGAGAGTTAAATATGTGCATTTGAGAGGTTTATGAAAGATAAAGTATTGCAACAGATAAAACTTTATAAAAAAGGATTCAGTTCTAGGCAAATTGCTAAATTACTTCATCTATCTTCAAGTGTAGTTAGGGCAAATATGACTAGATATGGAATAAATAGACAAGCATTTGGTAGAAATACAGAAGAAAAAGTGGCACAGTGGATTGAGAAAAAAGGGCTAATAGTTAAAAGACAACCTGGGGATAGTTTTTTTGACTTATTAGTGGGTAAAGATAAAATAGATGTTAAGTCTGCTCATTTAAGTTTTGATAAATATCGTAATAATTATTATTATAAATTTCAATTACAAGATAGAACGAGTAGACTTAGCGACAAAGATCTGTCCTTAATTGATTGGTTTTACTTGGTTTTTTTGGAAACAAATGCTATATTCAGAATTAATCCAACTGATCTAAATTGTAGATATACATTATCTATCGCAGAAAACTTACATAGCAAATATCCATTGCAATTTTTAGGATATTTGAGATAAGGAGGAATAATGAAAAATAAAAATATAGTTAAAAGGTTTTCATTCTCAGATGAGGAGAAAAGAAAATTAGATAAGATCCATGCCGGTATTGAAATTGCTGAAGCAACATCAGACGGGCTTCACATCTATAAAAATGCTTTACTTGCCGGAGTGTATAAGCGTTGTGGAATAGACGGAGAACCAAGAAAAGGTTACAGTAAGAGCATTAGATATAATCTGAGAGAGAACTTAATAGAATACACAGAGGCTTTTATTGAAAAAAAAGATGGAAAAAACTAAAGTTCTTGTTTTAGGATCTACCGGAATGCTTGGCAATGCCATGATGGTTGAGTTGCCTAAATATGGCTTTGAGGTTATCTGTCCAAGTAAAGTATTGGCGAATGCAGACGAACCTACTACTATTGATATAGAAATCTTCAAGACTGCTCCAGATGTTGTTTTAAATTGCATAGGATTAATAAAGCAATCTCCATTGTCCTTAGACATAGAAAACCAAATTTACCTAAATGCACTATTTCCTAATAAATTAGCTAAAATATGTAAATATTACAATACGAAGTTAATCCATTTCAGCACAGATTGTGTATTTAACGGTAAGAAAGGCAATTATAAAGAGAGTGATCCATCAGACGCAGAGGATATCTATGGCAAGACTAAATATTTAGGAGAGGTAGATTGTACTATCCGGACTTCAATCATAGGGCATAGTGCAAAAGGACTAGGACTGATAGATTGGTTTTTATCTCAGAAGAAAGTCAAAGGATATGCAAATGTAATGTATTCAGGACTTCCGACTATTGAAATTGCTAGAATTGTTGCTAAGTATTTTATACCCTTAAATCTAAAAGGTGTGTATAATGTAAGTGGCGATCCAATCTCAAAATACACACTCTTAAAGATGGTAAACAGAATTTATAAGAAAGATATTGAGATTGAATATGATTGTAAGGTAGTATCGGATAGGACTTTAGACTCAAGTAGGTTTAGAAAAGAAACCGGATATACTCCTCCATCATGGGAGAAGCTAATACACAGAATGTATGAATATTATAAAAGGTAAAGTTGTCTTCATTTCCGGAGGAACAGGAAGTTTCGGCAATGCTTTGGTAGATAGATTGTTGCCCTTAAATCCTAAGAGGATAATTGTTTTCTCAAGGGATGAGAAGAAACAATCTGATATGCGTAATAAATATAACTCTAAATTAATTCACTATATTATTGGAGATGTAAGAGATAGGGAAAGTGTAGATCGTGCAATGGTGGGAGTTGATTATGTCTTTCACGCAGCAGCCTTAAAACAAGTTCCGGCTTGTGAGTTTCATCCGATGGAAGCTATCAAGACTAATGTTTTAGGTGGAAATAACGTCATTCAATCTGCAATAGAGCATCAAGTTAAAAAGGTAGTTATCCTCTCAACCGATAAGGCAGTCTATCCCATAAATGCCTATGGAATGACTAAGGGACTGATGGAGAAGATTATGATGGCTTCTTCAAATTCAAAGACTATTCTTTGCGGAGTAAGGTATGGGAATGTAATGTACTCAAGAGGATCAGTCATTCCTTATTTCGTATCTTTAATTAAAAAAGGGAAAGCATTAAAAATTACTAATCCTAACATGACAAGATTTCTATTTACTTTAAGAGAAGCGGTTGATTTAGTTTTAGATACTCTAAAGAATGGAAAGAGTGGACAAATGTATATTAAGAAATCTCCGGCTTGCAATATAAGAATATTGGCACAAGCTGTCTCTGAAGTATTTAATGTTCCTTGTGTGTATAAAATAGTGGGGGTAAGAATAGGAGAGAAGATGCACGAAACTTTAATAGAAGGATTTACTTCTGAAAATACCAAACAATTAAATGTTGAACAAGTTAAAAAATTATTATTAACTCTTCCTGAAATTAGAAAGGAACTGTAAAATGCCTACTTTAAGACAACAAATAGCTATCAAGAAAGTATTGGAAAGTAATGGAAAAATACCTGTAAGTAAAGCAATGTTAGAAGCAGGGTATCCTGAAACAACTGCAAGTAATCCTCAACAACTCACTCAATCAAAAGCGTGGATGGAATTAATGGAAGATTATATCCCGGATGATAAATTGTTGGAAAAACATCAAGAAGCTCTTAATGCAACAAAACAGATAGGCGCACAAATATTAATTGATAAAGATGGAAAGACTATCTCCAAAGAAAACGAGGGCATGATAGAAGTACCCGATCAGATAACAAGACTTAAAGCAGTAGAATTAGGTTATAGGGTAAAAGGAAAACTTCGACCAGAGGAAGGAGCAACATTAGAGGCGAAGATATTAGTAATTCCAAGTGAATTAATAAGTAAGTATGATACACCAATTACACCAAACGCAAGCGTTAGTAGCCAAGGATAATCACGACTTTAGAATTGTTGACTGCGGAAGACAATGGGGGAAAACTACACTCGCAGTAGAGGAGATGAAAGCTTGCGGTTATTATAAAAAGGTTGTTCCAGATGTTCCACATAATGAAATAGCTTATTTTGCTACTACATTTGATCAGGCAAGAAATATTGCTTGGGCTATGCTAAAAGACTCTACACGTTCCGCATGGGATAGACCTCCGAATGAATCGAGATTAGAATTATGGTTAAGAACGAAGAATAAGGAATTATCAAGGCTAACTTTAAGAGGATTTGAAAATATAGAAACTGCCAGAGGACAGCAATTTGATTTATTAGTTATAGATGAAGTAGCATTTATGAGAAATTGGAAGTATGCTTGGCAATCAATCCTTGAACCGACACTTGCTTTTAGAAAAGGAAAAGCACTATTTATTAGTACACCACAAGGATTTAATCACTTCTACGATTTATATGAATTAGGACAAACAGAAGATAAGTTTTATAAGTCTTGGAAATTCACAAGTTATGAAAATCCTTTTCTTAGCAAGGATAGAATTGAACAGGCAAAAGCGACAAGCACACCGAATTACTTTGCTCAAGAATATTTAGCAGATTTTAGACACTATACTGGACTTGCTCTTACTCAATTCCAAAGAGATATACACTTAATTGAAGCATTTAATGTACCTTCCGAATGGCAGAGAGGCAGAGGATTTGATTATGGTTCTAAAGATCCAACAGCTTCTCTTAGAATAGCAATAGATAATGATGATAATTGGTTTGTTGAGAGGGCATATAAACAAAAGTCCTCAACCATTCAAGAACACGCAACAACTATTTTAGCACAGGATTATGGATTAGGATTTATGCCTATTTTTGGAGATCCGTCAGGGGATCAATGGGAGAAGGAGTTTGCACAATATGGATTAAATATAACTCCGGCAACTAAGGAAACAGGACAGAACGCACAGGGATATGTAGCGTTTACGATTGAAGCGATTAACGAAAGGCTAAAACCAATCCCAGGACATTCAGTTAATCTGCCAAATGGAAAAGTCATAGACAATGCACCTAGATTATTCTTTTTGAATACTCCTGAGGTAATGATGGCAGTAAAAGAAGCAGAGTTATTAAAATGGAAAGAAACAGCGCAGGGACAAACATTACCCATCTTAGATGAGTATGTTGATCCCGATGGACATTGTGATTTAATGGCTTGTTTAAGATATTTTGCAGTCAGTTATGTAAAACAAGCACCGATAAATTATACTGATGATCCAGGTGGTGTAATGCCATTTATAGAAGGTCTTGGTTGACATTTGCCAATAACTAATCTAATACTTTATTCTGTAAATATGGACAAAGTTGTGGAACAAAACCTAGAACTTCAAATGCTTATCAATGATAAGGCTTCAGGGTTTGAATATAAAGAGAGACGTGGAGAAGATTGGCGTGAGAACTACGAACTATACCGAGATAGAGTTACAATTAATCGCTTAACCCAAAGACAGAGTGTTAATCTTCCTCTAATGAAAACCACTTTAAGAACCCTCTTAAAAGATATAGACGATATGCCGGTTGTTGTATTTGAGAACTTAGACAATGATAAACAAGCAGAGAAGTTTCAGCAAGAGTATTGGGACTTAACTTTAAGAGAAAACAATGCAGAGTTACAGGATATTGTAGATAAAAAGCAAGACTTCTTCTTCGGGAGAACCTTTGACTCATGGCAGATTGTAGATGGCCGAATAGTGTTCGACATCGAAGATCCTGAGGATATCCTCGTTGACAGGTTTATGAACCCCTACAACTTGGATTCCTCAAGATTCTTAATCCACACACACATCTTTAAACCCCTATCTTCTCTTGTTAATAATCCCGACTACGACCAGAAAGAAGTTGCTAAGTTAGTAGATTACTTCCAAACTCAACTAGGTATTGTTAAGGCAAAGGATAACGAAAACTCTTTAATGCAGAAGAATAAGAAGTTAGCTGAAATGGGAGTATCAGATGTTGATGATCCGGTCTTGGGAGAAACTTATGTTGAATTGACAATGTATTTTATAGTCAGACCAAAAGGGGAGAAGTGGAAAGATAATGGCAAAGAACAGAAATCAGAGGTAGAAGAGATATTCCATTATGTAGAGGCAGAAGATCAGACTATCTTAATGAAGAAACCTCAAGAAAAGATAATCGGGGTAACTAAAGACAACTATTGGAGAACTCACTTCAGATACAACTCTTGGGGAGATGATATAGATAAGCAGGACTTTTGGACTGATGGTATAGCAGATATAGTCAGAGTGCCTAACAAGGTTTTAAATACTTTCTTCTCGCAAGAGGTTGAAAGAAGAACACTAGCAAACTTCGGTATGCACTACTACGACTCATCTCTTAAAGCTGATGGGTTTGTCCCCAATACCTTTAATCCTGTCCCTTGGGGATGGTATCCTGTCCCTGGCAAACCCTCCGATGTGTTGCAAAAGGTAGATATGGGAGGAGAGTCAGGAAGTGTAGAGTATAACGAATACATTACTCAATTTGTTGAGAAAGCTACCGGTGCTACACCTGGTATGCAAGGTGTTAATCCTCCCGCTGGTACACCGCTTGGAACAACTCAAATTGTTGAAGCAGAGGCTAAACAAAGAACTCAAGGAATGTCTAAGTTCTATACAGACGCTTGGAAGAAAAGAGCAGAGAAGTTTCTAAAACTAATTGAAGCAGCATCGGATAGGTTGGATGCAGTTAAGATTTATAAGAAAGGTAAAAATACAAACGATATCTTCGAAAGAGAGATATCCCCTAAAGACTGGATGACTGAGGCGGGATATCAGGTTAAAGTATGGTCTCAGGATGAGAAGAAAGCCAATGATACAGACTCGCTTAATAAAGCAATGACTACATTACAGCTTATGCCAGGCAATCCTAAGTTGTTAGAAGTTATCCAGAGAAAAGCGCTTGAATTAGCTGATTTGACACCTGAGGAGATTACGAATATAATGGAGTTTGAGAAAGAAAAATTGATGATGGGAATACCGACTCAACCAGTAATGCAAGGACAGACACAACCTAACCAAACAATACAATGAGTTTTATAGACGATACGCTAGAAAAAGTAGGATTAAAGTACGAAGAGTTAAAACCTCAGGAGAAAGAAACTCTCAATACTTGGATGGAAGCGCTACAAAAGAGCCAATTAAGCGTTGAGAAGATAAAAGACTATGTCTCCTCAATGAAAGACGCAGTTGAAATGGAACTTACCAAAGCAAATGTAGGTAAAAAAGATGATTTATTCCTCAAAGCAAGGCTCAGAAACTATATGTTAATAGAATCTTTCCTCTCTACACCTGAGAAAGCCAAAGAACAAATAGAAAACGCAATTCAAGGAATAGGAAAGGCTTGACAATTACCAATTCTATACCTTATATTTAATTTACCAGACCAAACCCTGAAAGGGACGGAAATATGGCAAAACAACACGTAAAACCCACACAAGAAGAACTAAAATCCCAAGAAGAAGCTGCTATTAAAGCTGCGGAAGAATTAAAAGATAAACCTGAAGAACCTGAAGAACCTGAAGAAGCTGACGCTACTAATCCTTCCCAGGAAGCGTCAGCCATTGAAACTCCTAAAGAAGAACCAAAAGAACAGCCTAAGGAAGAACCACAAGCTGATCCCTCAAAAGAGATGTATAAGAAGAAATTCTCTGCATCTTCTAAAGAAAACCAAAAGATATATGCTAAGAATAGAGTAATCAATAAGGCTTTGATGGAAGCCGAAGATATTCCTGAACCCACAGAAGAAGAATTAGTCAAAGAGTTTCCTGATTGGGATATAATGAGTGATGTTGAGAAAACACTCGCCAAAGAAACTGTTGTTAGCAGAAATTGGAGAAAAACAATCGCTACTGCTAAAGAACAGGCTACCAAGATAGAGAAGTGGAATGAAGCAGTAGATGTTTTTATAGACGATCCAAAAACTTTACTTGATAATCCTGATTTAGAGGGTAAAACAGACGAATTTAAAGAGTTTGCTACTCAAGAAGCTAATAATAGTGTACCTTTTAAGATATTAGTATCAGCATTCTTACACGATCAATCAACTACTAAGAAACCAAATAAGGGAAAGATGTTTGAAACCGGAACTGGTGGATCAAATGAGAAACCGCAACCCAAATCAGACAAGTTAACACTAGATGAAAGTAGAAAATTAAGAGAGACTGATTACACAAAATGGAAGGAAAAATTAATGGCTGGTAAGATAGAAAGTGATGTTTAGCTTCAATTTTGCCTCTTGACAACAACCAACCTCATTATGTAATCTTGTGTAAGATAACTTCCTAACCTCCTCGGAGACGGTAAAAGAAATCTACGAAACTTTTACAATATGTCAGCATACGGAACAAAATTAGCAGAAGGTTTTTCAAGCAAAGTCATGCAACAGGTATATGACAGAGATTTGCTTGACTCTATCGTTAATAGAAACTATCAAGGAGAAATCAACGCAGTAGGTTCAAAACTCAACATCCTCGACTTCGCAAAGATCTCAGAAAAAACATATGCAAACGCAGCCCTTACAGCAGACTCCATATCAGAGAATAATGGTCAATTAGTTATAAGTGAATACAGATCCTTCTATTGGAAGGAGAAAACACTCGCAGAATGGTTGTCATATGTTAAAGATCCACATCCATATATAGTTTCCCAAGTTGCCAATGAGAGATCAAAGAACTTAGATACTTATGCTCTCGGATTCTATGGAGACATCGGAGGGGGAAATAAAGTCGGAACAGATGTAACTGGAACATTAACCAGCATTACTACGGTAACCGGAGCAGTTGTAAGCGCAGGAACAGAGTTTACAGCAGCAATGGTCGGAAGAGGATTCAAAGCAACAGGACATACGGCATGGTATAGAATAAAAACATATACCAGCACTTCAGAAGTCGTAATTGAAGATGATTTGGATGATGTAGATTCAGCATATACAGGTGGAGCAATCGGAGCAGTAGCCTTTACAGTAGCAGCAGCAACAGTTCTTACAGTAACTTCAGCCAACATTCTCTCAACAGTCGCAAAAGCAAAGCAATTACTGGATTTAGCAGAGAAGAATGGTTATACAGCAGTACCGGATACAGATAGGTTCTTAATTGCACCACCTGAGTTCTTCACAACTCTTACTCAAGGCACAGGTATTGCACTCCATGTTGATGCAGTTTATCAAGACTTAGTTAAAAGAGGCTACATGGGAGAATTGCAAGGATTCAAGCTCTTCATGTCCAATAGGCTTACCGGAAATAACACAGACGGATATAGATTAATTGCAGGACATAAAAATTGGTTAACATTCGCAGAGAAAGTCTTAACAGCAAGAATGGAAGAGGATTTGCCTGGAGACTTCGGAACAGCATACAAAGATCTGTTCGTGTACGGAGCTAAAGTTAAAGATATTAATAGAAATCAAGCAGTAGAAATATTCGCAAAGTTTAGCTAAGTTAGGAAAGAATATTAAAGCCTAAAGTTTTAATAAAGCCTAAAGTTTTAAAGAAGCATTAGGCAGAATAAAACAAGAGGCTTTTTTTAATAGCAAAATATGGCAACGCTTTATAAGTTCGAAATAAAACAAGACTTACCAAGAGCAACACAGGATGAACTCGCAAGGATCGAGGCTCTTTCTGATGCCGGAGCTTCATTAAACACGATAGATACTGACTTTCTAACAGCTCTTGCTCCATATAGAACCAATCGGGTATTAAGATGGGATACGACTTTAGTACAAGGATCAACAAGTGATGGTCATGCCTCAGGTGATAATATCTTAGAAGCAGAGGGTAATACTTTACCTAATGGATACCCAGGTTTTAAGTCGGGTGCAGTATTTTATAATCTAGCCAAAACCGGAAGAAACTTTTATATTAACGTAGGTTCTTCTACATCTGCTATATGGGAATTACCAACTGAAACAGTAGATTCTCAATCATCTAGTGCTTCAACTTCGCCTTCAGGTAGCGGTAGTCCATCAGATTCTGCTTCTCTCAGTCCGTCAGCTTCAGCATCTAAATCTCTTAGCTTGTCAGAATCTCAAAGCCCATCCAGTTCTCCTTCAAAGTCTCTCAGTCCATCCCCTTCAGCTTCGCCTTCAGCTTCAGGATCTGCTAGCGGAAGTGCCTCTGGGAGTGCAAGCGGTTCTAAGTCGGGTTCAGCTTCGGGTTCTGCAAGTGCATCCAAGTCAGGCTCAGCCTCAGGTTCAGCTTCTGCAAGTCCAAGCGGATCAGGCTCAGCCTCAGGTTCAGCAAGCGCCAGCCCTTCAGGTAGCGGTAGCCCATCAGGATCGGAGTCAGCATCATCTAGCAAGTCAGGTTCAGCTTCAGGAAGTGCTAGCGGATCTAAATCAGGCTCAGCCAGCGCATCCAAGTCTGCTAGCCCATCAGCTTCAGAATCATCTAGTGTTTCTAAATCTGAAAGTCCATCATCTTCAGTAAGCACTTCACTCTCTCCTTCAGCATCTGGAAGTGCATCAGGTTCTAAATCTGAATCAGCTTCATTTAGCACATCTGCATCAAGCTCAAGATCGAAGAGTCCGTCATCCAGCCCATCTAAGTCTAATTCGCCATCCAATAGTCCATCAGCTAGCGCTTCCCCATCAGCAAGCGGTTCAAAATCAGTCAGTCCATCTCTTAGCCCATCAGCATCACAATCGCCATCAGCAAGTGCAAGTCCGAGTCATTCATTATCTTTCCCTTAAACTATGGAACAAATTTATAATATAAACAACAAAACTAGAAACATAACAACTCTTGGTCTAACGAGTATTACAGGCAAGTTTATCCTAATTGCGGTTATCATAAATACCAAAGGAGCTTCTTCCAACACAATGAAGATATACGATGATGCAAACGGAGAAGAAACACCTGAAAAGCTAATCGGTACAACTGATACGACTGCAAGTATCGGAAGAATAGACTATGGAATACCCATATTTGAGGGTATAAATGTGAGAACAGCAGTCGGAACAGCTCCTGATTTAACAATTATTTACCGCCCAATGCCCTCAGTCGGAACTACTACTTGACAGAAACCAATCCTTAGGTGTTAAATTGACATATGTTGAGAAAACAAGTCTATTTACACGCTGAACAGCTAAATTTCTTAGAAAGCCTCCCCGGTTCACTTGCAGAACACGTCAGAATAGCAGTAGATGATTATATCGAGAAGAAGAAGAACCTTAATGTGAGTTCATCACAATCAAAGAAAGGAGGGGAATAGTGGAAAACGGACAAACAGCAACACAGGCAACCCTAACTCCAGCACCAAAAATTGAAGGTAAACCAATGACAATGGATTTCCCAGATGCCATCCGTCAGATAAAGGAAGGTAAAATGGTTACAAGAGTTGAATGGGGAAATAATGACTATGGTTTCTTAAAAGGAGAATTGTTAACTATCTTTCATAACAACAAATTCAGTACATGGTTGGTATCTCAAGGAGATATTGAAGGACAAGACTGGATTGTAGTAGAGGAGAAAAACTAATGGTTGAATTATCAGTAATTATACCCAATCGCAATTCGCCTTTTACTTCTAAAACCATAGATGGTGTTTTAAAGAATGCCGGATGTGATGTAGAAGTTATAGTCCATGTTGACGAAAATTGGCCTGAACCCCTTTCAGAAGATCCGAGAGTGCATTATATTCATCCAAGTAAACCAATAGGTCTTAGACAGGCTATAAATACTTGTGTTGCAATGGCTAAAGGGAAGTATATATTAAAGTGTGATGACCATGTAATGTTTGGAGAGAACTTTGGCAGAATCTTAATAGATAATCATCAGCCTAATTGGGTACAAATCCCTCGTAGATATGCCTTAGATGCGGAGAATTGGAAGATTGAAGAGAGAACTGACAATAAATACCCCATTGACTATATGTATATTGATTTCCCACGCAAAGGTAAGGATCACGATGACGGAATGCATGGAGTACCTTGGAGAGAAAGAAGAGATAGTAGGATATCTACTAAGACTTATGGAATACTTGATGAAACACCCTCAATGCAAGGATCTTGCTATTTTATGACAAAAGACTTCTTTGATAATGTCTTGTATGGATTATCAGAAGAGGGTTATGGTCAATTTGCTCAAGAAAGTCAGGAAATAGGATTTAAGACTTGGTTAGGTGGAGGAGCATTAATGGTTAATAAAGATACTTGGTATGCTCATTTGCATAAAGGCGGAAGATATGGGAGATTTTATCACTTCCCTAGTGGAACAGTTGAAGCTAGCAGTTGGAGTGCAGAGCATTGGCTGAATAATAGAGAACCGAATATGATACATCCTTTTAGTTGGTTTGTAGACGAGAAGTTTCCTAATATGCCTAGTTGGAGTTCTGATTGGAAAGAACAGATAAGGAGTATGGGATGGATAAACTAGAATTATCACCTAAAATAACACATGAATTAGTTAAAAAAATAAATAGAGGATATTGTCCTTATTGTAAACGAAAATGTGATGTTAAGATTAATAAAAAAGATGGCTATAAATTTTTTACTCATTTTGATTGGTTTCCAAACGGTCAATATCGGTCTTGGTTTTGGTCAGCAAAGATATGAGTAAAGTATCAATTATTATTCCAAGTTGTAATGAGATTGCCACTACTAATGAGGGTATCAATGTGTTGCAAAGAACAGTGCAGGATGTTTATGAGAAAGCAACAGGAGAATTTGAAGTCTTAGTAGGTTTCAATGGCAAGCCTTATCTTGATTTACCGGACTATCCCAATCTAAAAGTAGCAAGACTCCCTGAGAATGCAGGAATTAAGACTATGATTAACCTCTTAGCGAGTATGGCTAGAGGAAAATATCTATATAAATCCGATGCTCATTGTTCATTTGATAAGGGATTTGATGAAAAGTTACAGTACGGGATGAGAGATAACTGGATTGTAATGCCTAGATTCTATGTTTTAGATGGGAAGACTTGGAAATGGCAAGATGAAAGGTTCTATGACTATTTCTATCTTTCCTGCCCTTTTACCGATCCTAGAGGCTTTAGATTTAAGGCAGGGGGACATTGGGCGGAAAGGACTAAAGAACGCCTAGAATCGCATCCAGAGATGGATGAGACACCTTCCATACATGGTTCAGGATGGTTTGTTAACCGAAACTTCTTTCTTAATGAATTGGGGGGGTTTCCTAACTTTGATCCGATGGGACATGGGCAGGATAGCGTCTATCTACCTCTGAAAGTTTGGTTGGGTAAGTGGGAAGGTAAAGTAATGGTTAATAAGAAAACCTGGTACGCACATTTACATCAGTCAGGAAACGAGAGGGGTTTTCATATGAGTCACCAACAAACAGAATTTACTTACAATGAAACAGCTAAATACTGGATGAAAGATAGTTGGGCAGAGAGAACGAGAAATATAGCTTGGCTTATCGAAAAGTTCAATATGCCGACATGGCCTGGTAATTGGAGAGAATTACTTAAAGACTATCAGGGAGGTAATTATGGCTTATAAATGTAATATTTCTGGAAATTACGGAACACACTTGCCTTGCTTAATGAAAGCAGTACAAAAAACAACAGGAGATATCTTAGAATTAGGTACAGGAGTATTTTCTACCCCTTATTTACACTACTACGCTATTCTAACTAATAGAAAGCTAGTTTCTTATGAGAATTATAAAGAATGGTTGCAATTCTTTATAGATTATCGTTATGAATGCCCTAATCACGAACTTCACTTTGTTGAGGAATACTCAGATGCTCCCATAGATAAGCCTTGGGATGTAGTCTTAATAGATCAGACACCGGACTCTTCAAGATCAGAAGAGATTAGGAGATTGGCTCATTTAGCAAAGTACATTATTATCCACGATGCCAACCCCTCAAATGATAAAGTTACCCACTATTCCACAATTTATCCACTTTTTAAGTACAAGACGGATTGGATGGGAGATAAGAATAGGGCAACTGTACTATCTAACTTTGTAGATTTGAAGGATTTTTGGCTATGAAATTTTATAGTGAAGATTATAAATTCCTAATTAGAGATTCACTTTGGCTGATAGGCTCTAAAGAATATTTGAAAGTCATAGATATTTTATTAAAGTGCCATAAACGTAAGGGTACGGTCTTTGTGATGGGTTGTGGAGGTTCAGCCTCAACAGCTACCCACTTTGCAGCCGATTTGGCTAAGACTTGCGGGGGATTTAAGGCAATCTCTTTAGTAGACAATATCCCCTTAGTAAGTGCTTATACTAACGATTTGGGTTGGGAAAGTGTATTTGAGGGACAATTAAAGAAATGGATTACTAAAAATGATGTCTTAGTTGGATTTTCAGTGCATGGGGGGAATAAACAATGGTCAGGGAACTTAACTAAAGCAATGTTACTCGCTAAGAAAAGAAGAGCTAAGATTATCGGCTTCTCAGGTTTTGATGGCGGAGCAATGAAAGAGTTAGCGAATGCTTGTATAACAGTCCCGACAGATAGTGAAAAATATGGAACACCCTTAGTAGAGGCTATGCACGTTGTCTTAAATCACGCTATTGTCTTTGACCTAAAGGAGAGAATATGAGCGGTATATTTTTTGACTCAGCTAATTTAGTAGAGTTTAAGAAGTGGTTTGACGCAGGAATACTAGGTGGAGCAACCACCAATCCTCTAATCTTACAGAAAGAGGGAATACTTAATGTACCCGAACACATAAAGAAAATGATAGCGATATGCGGGGAGGACTTCCCTATCTCGATTGAAGTTCCTGACTCTGCTATGACCGAAGAAGAAATGATAAAATTAGCCACAGAATACGAACTGAAGTTCCCTAAAAACGCAGTTATTAAAATTCCTATGGATTGCAGAAATAGTCAGAAGTCATTTGAAGTAATGAAAGCATTGAGTATGGTAGGAATAAGGGTAAACGCTACTCTTGGTCTTACTGCTGGTCAATTAATAGCAGCAGCAGAAGCCTTGAGGTATAGTAAGGAAAGTTATATTAGCCTATTTTGGGGTAGATGTGATGAAGTAAAAGACAAAGAGGGGGGAAGTGGAGCAGAAAAGACTTTAATTACTACCTTAAATTATCTTAAAAATCACAATCTAAAATCTAAAGTGATTATCGGTAGTATCCGGAATATAGGACAAATTGAAAGGGCATTTGAGTTAGGCGCACATATAGTTACAATCCCGCCTAAACTGTTGGAGGAGTGGATGTTTACTAAAAGAGGCGAAGCTACTGCGAACGAGTTTAATACTGCTTATCGTACAGTCAAAGACAAAATGATTTTAATTTAAAAATATTATGTCAAGACCTAATGGATTTAAGCATTCTAAAGAAACAAGATTAAGAATAAGTAAATCTCACATGGGAATAAAGCCATCAAAAGAAACTAGAATAAAATTAAGTAAAGTCCATAAAGGATACTTAACAAGTGAAGAAACTAAAAGAAAACTTAGTATAGCAGTAACTGGAAAAAATAACGGTAATTGGAAGGGTGGAGTTACGCCACTTTACAAAGTTATTAGAATGTCGAGAGAATACAAACTTTGGCGAATAGCAGTATTTGAACGTGATAATTATACTTGTATTTGGTGTGGAGCTAAAAATGGAAATGGCAAAACAGTTATTTTAAATGCAGATCATATTAAACCTTTTGCATTGTTTCCAGAACTCCGTTTTGCTATTGATAATGGAAGAACTCTTTGCCATGATTGTCACGAAACTACAGATACTTATGGGAGGAATATAAATCTAATATGATTACAACTTTAGACAAGATAATAAATAGGTTCTTTCCTTTAGCAAGGTCTTTTTCTACCTTTACAACTCCTATTGCGCTTAATATTAAAAGAGATGACCTAGCTTCATTATTTAATGAATTAGGATTTAAAGTTGGTGCGGAGATAGGAGTTTACACAGGTCGCTATTCGGAGTCTTTATGTTCAAAAAATCCTAATCTAAAATTATACTGCATTGATCCTTGGGAAGTGTACGAAACTAAGGCGGATGATCCTCATGCTACGGATGAAAAACAAGCGCATTATAATTACGAGAAAACTAAAAAAAGAATGGCTAAATATAATTGTGAACTTATCAAAAAGACAAGTATGGAAGCAATTAAAGACTTTGAGCCTGAGAGTTTAGATTTCGTTTACATAGATGCTAACCATGATTACGAACACGTTTCAGAAGATATTGAAGCGTGGGCGAAGATTGTTAAGCATGGGGGAATAGTCTCAGGGCATGATTACGGACACTGGAAAGATAAAACTAAGAATCTTGAAGCTAAAAGAGCAGTTGATGAATACATAGCGAAACACAATAAGATATTATTTTTAGTCAATAAGGTTAACCAGACAAATTGGTTTTTTTGTAAATAATGGATACATTAAAATACATAACAGATAAATACAAAATAAATATTGGAAAGCAATATTTTATAGAAGTGCCTGAGATACAAGGTGGGTATGGATTAGCTCAACTATTAGCTGAATTAAAGCTAAATAAAGGTGCTGAAGTAGGCACAGGTTTAGGTCAGTATGCTGAAGTTTTATGCCATTTTAATCCAAAGTTACATCTTTCATGTGTGGATGCGTGGGATATTAACGCTTATCCAAAGGGAATGCTTCAACATAGTGTAGAGACAGGACATTCAGTCCCTGGTGTATTAAAGCAGGACTTTTGGGAAAATTGGTATCAACAAACACTTAAGAAACTAAAACCTCTTAACTGCACAATTATCCGCAAAAGATCTATGGATGCAGTTAAAGACTTTAAAGATGAGTCGTTAGACTTTGTTTATCTGGATGCAGGACACGACTTTGTTAACTTTACTCTTGATTTACACTATTGGAAAGATAAAGTTCGTAAAGGCGGAATAATTGCGGGACATGATTATTCACGCTTTCCGACTCATAAGATGATCCACGTCAAAGGAGTTCTACAAACTTATATGCCTTATTATCATATGTTGCCGGTATTTACCCTATCAAGGCGTAAACACTCAATGAGACGAGATTACTATGGTAATTGGTTTTACGTTAAAAAATGACTACTCTTGAATACATAATAAAGAAATATAATATCAATGTCGGCAGACAGCATTTGGTTGATGTTCAGGGAATGGTAGGAAGTGTTGCCTTATCTAAGTTATTTGCCGAGCTAAAGTTTAATAAAGGCTGTGAGGTTGGAGTAGATAGGGGATATTTCTCCGAAGTATTATGTAAAGATAATCCTAACTTACATTTATACGGAGTTGATTGTTGGAACTCCAGTGCTTTCCCAGAGGGCAATCCATACAGATTGCAACAGGAATACTTTGATACTTGTTATCAAGAAGCTAAGGCAAGGTTAGCTCCCTATAACTGCACAATCATCAAAAAGACTTCAATGGAAGCACTGGCTGATTTTGAAGATAATTCGCTTGATTTTGTCTATATTGACGCTAATCACGACTTCCTAAACTTTACTAAGGATTTACACGAGTGGTATAAGAAAGTAAAGGTAGGCGGAATTATCTCAGGACACGATTACGCCTATTACAGATATTCAAAGTTTAATCACGTTAAAAGAGCTTTAATTGCTTATGCAAGATGTTACAGAATGATACCTTTATTTGCAGTTATGTATGATCCAAAAGGATTAAAGAGAGATCACTTTAGAAGTTGGTTCTACGTGAAAGATAAACCTAACCCTTAATGTGTTAATACAAGAGTTATATCTTATTTTAGAAGATTATAAAAAACCATTAGAAAGAGCTTGTAAAAAGATTTTTGATTCTGAGTCATTAAATGATTATATGGCTTTTAAATCTTTAATAAATATTGCAGATTTAAAGAAAATACCTTGTGAATGTGATTATGACGATGCAAAAAGAGCAATTCGTATTCTTGAAAAATATATGATTATAACGGAAAATAAAGTTAAAAAATTTAAAGTAGCATTGAGCAACATTGTATTTGAAGAATGTTAATTATGATTTCTATATTTGCTAAACCACCATTTGAAATGAAACACTTGCAAAGAGTGTCCTCTATTATCAGAGGGGAACAGATTTGTGCTTATATGCCGAATTGCAGACTTAATCCCACAAGCGGATATGAGAATGATGTTTGTATCTACGTCAAGCCTCATATTAGACCAGGGAACGATTATAAGTTTGAAAAGAACTCTTATTTAGATGTTCATGATGGATTTGACCTAAGACATACGCTTAGGAAGTACCCTGATGTAAAAGCTATCGCTATATCAGACCATAGTGCTTACATTTTAAGTCAATATATAAAGAATGAGATTGTTGTTCTTCCTCATCATCATTGTAATTTTGAAAGAATGACAAGAGTGAGAGATAAGATAAGAAAGGTAGGGATTACTGGTTCTTTTACAGCATTTCAACACGTTCCTGAAGTAATCAAAGAGGGATTAAAGAAAAGAGGCATCTTATATGAGGAATACTCAAATTTCTATCCACGATTGTCTGTGGCGAGGTTTCATTATAGTTTGGATATACACCTAGTTTGGCGACCTTGGAAGAAAAACCTATCATCTCCGTTAAAAGTAACTAATGCTATGGCTTTTGGTGTACCGACTATTGCTTTAGATATAGATGAGCCTTCATATAAAGAAGTTGAAGGCTGTTATATTGGAGTTAAGACACCGGAAGAATGGTTAGAAAAGTTAGATGAGTTAATAGCTGATCATGACAAGTACAATGCGCTGTCTAATTTTTGTTTAGAACAATCAGAAAAGTATCACATAGAAAACATTGCTAAGTTATACAATCAATTAACATGATATTAGATACAAAAAAGGTTATTTCTCTTTGTTTTAACGCATCAAAAATTAAATGTGTTAGAGAATCTGTTAATGAATCCCTTAAAAGATATAAGGGTAAAAAAACTGCAAAACATTTATTGGCAACAGTTATAACTTGTTATGGTAGTTATCTTCAACAATCTCATGGATTACCATATGAAATTTATATGAATGAGATAGAAAATAAATTAAGATTATGAGAATAGGGTTCACTTGTGGGGTATTTGACTTATTTAATGCCGGACACATTTTGATGCTTTCCAAAGCTAGACAAAGATGTGATTATTTGATGGTAGGTATTCAGACAGATCCGACAATAGACAGACCTGATAAGCATAAGCCAGTTCAGTCTGTCTTTGAGAGAAGTATTGAGGTGGGAGCTTGTAGATATGTAGATAAAGTTATTATCTATCAAACAGAACAGGATTTATGGGATATTTTAGACACTCAGCCTATCAATGTAAGGTTTATCGGAAAAGACCACGAACACGGATATAAAAGCGGAGATGATATTTGTAAAAAAAGAGGAATTAAAGAAGTCTATCTCTCAAGAGGTGGCAGATTTTCAACAACAGAGTTAAGAGAAAGGGTAAAAAATGCTGATAACTAAAACACCTGTACGTCTGAGCCTATTAGGCGGAAACACAGACTTTAGAGATTATTTCCTAAATTATGGAGGGTTAGTCTTAACGACTACGATTGATAAGTACATCTATTGCATTGTTCAAAAAAGATTTGATGATTTAATTGTAGTCAATTACTCGGAAAAGGAGATTGTTGAGGATGTAAAAGACCTCAAACACGAATTAGTTAGAGAATCATTGAAGTTAGTCGGAATAGATAAGGGCTTAGAGATAACTTTTCTAGCCGATATTCCAACGCAAGGAACAGGATTGGGTTCATCTAGCAGTGTCTTAGTCGGACTGCTAAACGCTTTGCACACTTATCTGGGGGAGAATGTCAGTTCCAAGCAATTAGCAGAAGAAGCAATTAAGATAGAGTTAGATTTCTTAGGCAAACCAATCGGAGTCTTAGACCAACATATTGTTTCAATGGGGGGATTAAGAGCAATTTACTTCACTCCACTAGGGGAAGTATCGGGCAAAAAGATAATTATGGAAGAGTCGGTAAAAGAGGACTTTAATAATAGTTTGATGTTGTTTTATACAGGAATTACACGCAAGGCAGATGATATTCTAAAATCTTTTGATGTAGTAAAAAATAAGACACTTTTAGACCAGAATAAAGTCTTTGCCGATCAGGGTATCACAGCCTTACTAAAAGGAGATTTGAAGAAATTCGGAAAGATATTAGACACTTATTGGGAGATTAAAAGACAATTAGTTTCTAAATCAAGTAATCCTGAAATAGACTCAATGTATGAGAAAGCGAAAAAGGCAGGAGCAATAGGCGGAAAGATAATCGGAGCAGGAGGGGGAGGGTTTCTTATGGTTATGTTTCCGGCAAATAGGCGTGCAGTTATCAAAAAAGCCTTAGTAGGTTACAAGGAATTGCCTTTTAGATTTGAAAACGGAGGGAGCAGAGTGATATTTAATTTATGAATTACTTAATTACAGGCGCAGCAGGATTTATCGGAAGTCATTTAGTTGACAGGTTACTTCAAGGAGATAATAATGTCACAGTTGTAGATGGTCATAGCGACACGATAGTTGTTATTGATGACTTCTCACATGGGAAGTACGTCAATCTTCCTGAAAATCCACGCTTAAAAGTCTATAATGCCAACATTTTAGGCAATATAGGGCATTTGTTCAAAGGAATTGATGTTGTGTTCCACTTAGCAGCCTTAACACGACCTCAATGGTCAATTAAACATCCTTTTGAGACAACCGAAGTAAACGTATTGGGAACTATAAGGGTTTTAGAACATTGTCGGGATAATAAGGTCAAAAGAGTGGTTTTTGCCTCCAGTTCCAATCTTTATGGTGAACAAAAAACTTATCCAACTTCTGAAGAGGCTGTACCCAATCCGATGAATGCCTATGCCCTCTCTAAGTTGGTCGGGGAGCAGTATTGTAAGCTGTTTGAGAAGTTATACGGATTAGAGTTTAACGCTATCAGACCTTTCAATGCTTATGGGACGAGAATGCCTTTGACCGGAATATACACAAGTGCAGTTGCAACCTTTATAGATGTAATAAGGAATAATAAACCTCTTCAGATGTTCGGAGATGGAAAACAAAGAAGAGATTTTGTCTACATAGATGATATTATTGACCAGATGATAGCAATGGCACATTCTAAGGTGCATGGAGAGGCGTTTAACTGCGGATCGGGTACTAATAACTCAATCAATTACGTTTTGAGTATTATATGTAAAATAATGGGGAAAATAGTAATACCTACCCGAACACCATCTCAATTTGAGCCTAATCAAACACTCGCAGACATAAGCAAAGCTGAAAAGTTATTGAATTGGAAACCTAAAATAAGTCTTGAAGAGGGATTAAGGAGGACAATTTTCAATGAGAAATAAAGGAAGATTTACAAAAGGATTAAATCACTATAATTGGAGAGGGAGTAAGGCTACTTATCCCGCTTTTCATTGTTGGTTAAGGAGTAATTTTGGTAGTGCTAATAAATGTGAAAATCCAAATTGTTTAGGAATAAGTAAAAATTACGATTGGGCTTTAATTCATGGTAAAACTTACGACCATATAAAAGATAATTTTATTCAGCTATGCAGAAGTTGTCATGTTAAATATGATATGAGTGAAGAAACTAAAAAAAAGATTAGTAAAGGCGTAAGTAAACAACGCAAAGAATGGTTCTTAACTCATGAGCATCCTATGCTAAATAAACATCATTCCGAAGAATCTAAACAAAAAATAAGTAAGGGAGTTAAATTATTTTATGCTATTAATGGATAAGAAGATACTTTGCATTTGCAGGCATGGATTTAGCAGGAGTGTAGCGACTAAGATGTGCTTAAATGAACGTGGATATTTTAATGTAATTGCAGTCGGTAAACAAAATACTGATTTAAAAACTTTGGATATGCTCTGTAAATGGGCTGATATAATCTTATTGGCAAAATTTAAGCATGGAGATTTTATATTAGATGATAAAAAGATTGAAAAACACTTCAGTATTGGTGAAGATGTTTGGTTTAACCCTTACAATAAAGAATTGCACGAGATTATAGATAAACAACTAGATTTAATAGGATTATGAAAGTAGCAATAATAGGAAAAGGTTGGGTTGGAAAGGCTATGTTGGATTTATTCCCTGATGCGTATGTATATTCTCATGGTAAGACTACCAATGAGGGTACTAAGGAAGAAGTTAATAAATGCGATATAGCTTTTATATGTGTTCCAACGCCTAATATGCCTGAAGGTTATAATACTAATGGTGGTCTTGACGATAGTGACGAGGGTTATCCATTACATGAAGGTAAACTAGATACTTCAGCCATTGAAGAAGTTGTATCGTGGTGTAAGTGTCAGTTCATAGTTATCAGATCAACTGTTAATCCAGGCACTACCGACCATTTAATCAATAAGTATAATAAAAAAATAGTGATGCAACCGGAATACTTAGGCGAAACTCCAAGTCATCCTATGCTAGACCAAAAACTAAGGCAATTTCTGGTAATAGGTGGAGAAGTTTATAATAGGAAGGTTTTAATTGATTTATATGCAACTGTTTACAATGCAAATATAAATATCCGTCAAGTTAGCGCTTACGAAGCTGAAGTGATAAAATTATCTGAAAATAGAGCAATAGCATACAAGGTAGCTGAGTGCCAAGAACTTTATGATGTCTGCCTAAAAGATGGTTTAGATTATTATACGATTAGAGATGCAGTTTATGGAGATGATCCACGCTTTAATCTCTGGTGGAGTTTTGTTTATCCTGATAAAAGAGGTTTTAACTCTAAATGTATTCCAAAAGATGTTTACGCTTGGTGTGCATGGGCGGAGAGTGCAGGATATGAACCTAAAATAACTAGAGCATTACTTGAAAAGAATAAAGAATGGTTAGCAGAAAACGAAAAAGATGAGAAGGAATTGATTAATTACTATAAAGGCAAATGAAAAAAAAACATTTTGTTAATTATTTAGATGACATAATTTGGGCAATAGGTGGATATAAAGCCCATAATTTTTTTGTTCAAATATTGAGATTTTTTAGAAAGGTGAAATGCTAAGTGTAATTATCCCAAGTCGCAATGAAGAATTTTTAGGCAGAACCATTCAAGACGTATTACAACACATCAAAGCAAATACGGAGATTATTGCTGTGCTTGATGGATATTTACCCAATCCTCCACTCCCACACGATGAAAGAGTAACAGTTATCTACAATCCTGTGGCTGTCGGTCAACGTGCAGGAACTAATCAGGCTGTAAAA